AACACTCTCCCGGTCTTCTGCCGTCCTCGGAGCCGCCGTCGCGGTTTTCGTCGGGCCGGCGCAGAGCCGGGTTACATGCCCGATCACTCGGGATATATGCGCGTCAAACACGCACTCGGCTGGGCGTTCCCAGCCGGCTGCGGGCTTCACGGCGTGAATTTCCTGTTGACCCTCGATACAGGCGCGTCGTGGACATGCTCCAGTTTCTTGATCTCTGCGTCGAGCGCGGAATAGCCACCCTGAGCGCGGTAGATTGCCGCCACTGGTTCCGGCGTCTTCGCGGCCGCCGTTGCGAAATTCTCCCGCTGTGTTCTCAGATGATCGAGATACAGCCTGAAATCACGATTGTTGAGCAGCCGCACCATCGCCATCTGGAGCTGTTCGATGCTCGGCGCGGCGTCGCTCATACTGCGGCCCCTGCGCCAGCTTCAGCCGGTTGCGGACCGCCAGCGCGACGTCCGTCGACCGTCATTTCCTGCGGCTTGCCCGGATTCTGCCCGGCCTGCTGCGCCATCATCTCCGACTGTGCCTGGGCTTGCTGCATCAGCATCGCGCGGAGATCATCTTCAGTCGGGACGATTCCCTCCGGGTCGATGTCGAATAGCCTGAATGCCTCTTCAAGCTGTGTGCGCCGGCCCATCACTCCAAGGATCTGCTGATCGACCGGATTACCTGTCATCTGCAGAAACTCGATCTGCCGCGCCGCCTGCCGATCGCGATGGATCAGCGCGCTTGATGCACGGGCGACGACCGCGGCATCGCCCTTGATCGACTCGTCCTGGTCGAACAGCATCAAATCTTCCCACGTCGCCTTGACCGTAGAGACGATTGCCCGGTCGAGGATCCAGACCGCGTACTTGATGCCGCGTGCGGCCTGCTCCATGAGAATGGATAGCCCGGTGGCCGTGGACGCCGCCCCGCCGCTGGTGTTCACCCCTTGCGCGTATGGCGGGATCCCGCTGTACTCATCGGCCAGGCTCGAAAAAAATTGGTACACCTTCACCAGCGCGTCGGCGTTCATGGTCGGCTGATAGAAATCGACAGCCCGCTGCGACGTGGAGACGGTCGGCGACTTCGTTTGGAACAGCCTGAACGGCCCAATATCGTAGGGATCTTCGCCCTCGGCCAGTCGGTCAATGTTGATATCGCCCATGAATCCGGACGCCAGGGTGACGTTGTTCGCGAGCGCGCGGGCACAAGTGTTCGCCTGATCCTGCAGATCGCGGATGATCTGCGGCAGTCCCTGACCCCAGACCATCCCGGGGACTCTCTCCAGGGACTCGGCGGTAAATGGCCGGCGCCCAAGCGGGTGTGGGTTGAGCGCGCCGCGGATCACGTAGTTCCCGACCACCACAACGTTGCATTCGTAGGAATCGAAAGCGTCCGGGATCTGAGCCGGATCGAAGCCCCAATCCAGCAGGGTCCGGCCGCTGACCTTGCCCCAATAGTCGATCGCCTCGATCGGCTTGTCCGTCGCCCAATCCTCGTGATCGCGGCCTTCAGCACGCTGCCGGGCGTCGTCGTGCGACGTGGCGAGCTCGTACCCGGTCTCGCCGTAGGCGTTCAGCGCATCGCGGATTGCGCGCTCGCTGTAGGTCGGGAGCCCGATCAGCGCATACAGGTCATCTGGCCGGTATCGGCGCCGGATAATCATCGGGCCATCGTCCAGAGTGCGCGCGTTCGGGGCGGGGAACGCATCCCAGGGGCTGATCCGCTCGTAGCGGCGCACCGTCTTATTTTCGACCACCGGCATGGTGCGGCCGTACTGGTCTACAGACCATCCCAACGTCTTTTCCCTGGACCTGAACGGACCGCCGAAGAAGGCCGTCGGGTAGGTCACGAAATCGGTGATGTAGTCCTCGAACTCGTGCTGCCAGTGCCCCTGATCGAACTCATCGTTGATTCGCTCCTGCATCCGCTCGGCGCGCTCTTTCGCGTGCTCCTGAGCGAGCTGCAGGAGTCGGGCCTCAACATCGCCCAAGCGCTTATCGACCGCATCCTGTGTCGGCATCAGGCCACCAGCCATGAGCTCGGCAACCTCGCCCTCGACCCGCGCGCGCAGCATTTCCTGCACGTCATCCGGGATTTCCGGGACCGGCGTGGCCCGTACCTCATACGGCCGCTGGCCAGGCTGGAACAGGATGTCTCGCACCCATGACTCGACCGCGCGACACTTGATTTGCGTCAGCTTCATGTAGATTTCAGACCCGCCGCTCTCGCGGATGACCTGGAGCGTCTGTTCTTCGTACTGCCCGTTGCGTTGGCGCAGACAGCGCAGCAGTTCGCGCTCGATCGGCTCTTTGGCGATCCGTGCCTGCTGCCATGCACGGAGCACATGCGCGTGAAGCGACCGGCTTACGCGCTCTGGATCGTAGGACGGCTGGTCGGCCTCGGACAGGAACTCGGTCAGGTCGGGCGCCGACTCATCCTCATGGGACAAGCCGGCGCCCTGCCGGTGCGGGCCGGGCGGCGCCTGAAGCATCGCGCTGGTCTGTCCGGGCTGGATCATCGTCCGATCAGGCCGGACGGGTCTTGCCGGACTTCAGCGGATGCTTGGCGCAGCACGACTCCATGTGCCGAGACATCGCATCGACATCGCGGTTGGCATCGACCCGCGACTGCGCGGTTCCTGCCGCCTTCCGGATCTTTCCGCTGCCGCCGAGACGGCCCTCGTAGTCCATCATCATGCCGTTCTTCATATCGTTCTTCATATCGTTACTCCTAGAGATCAGACCGCGATCCGCGGCCGTTTGCCTGTCGGGGCGATTTTGCGCACCCCGCCCGAAATATTCCCAGCCATCACACCGACCCCGAACGCATCAGCGCCGTGACTGGCCCAATTGTGCAGCGGCTTGGTTCGGTAGGTGGCTCGCACCTCGTCCCATTCCTTTTGGTAGCTGTCCAGGGCCTTGATGCCTTCCTCGCAACGCTCGGCGTCAAATCGGCAGCGCGGCAGAATGTTGCGCACCGCCTCGATCCGGTCGGCGATCGCGTGCTCAGGGCACACCTCGAAGTCCAGGCCCAGCCGTGCAGCAACATCCACCCGGCGCTCAGCGTCATTGCCCCATTCCCGGACCTTCAGATCATGGGGGCCGACGTGGCGCGAGAACATCATGCCGCGCTCCTGGCGGATATCGGCCACATGCCGGGCCAGCGTCTGCAGGCCCTCGCCGGTCCACTCCCGGTAGTCGATGACATGCAGCCAGCCGCCGGCGCGCTGAACGAACCAGACCGCCGTCGCGTCATCGACACCCAGGTCCCACCAGGTCTCGGTCCGGTAGCTGGGATCGTGCGGCAGATCGCAAATCCGGCCCGACCGCCGCACGTCGGCCATCTGCTCGGCATAGTAGGCGCCCTCGATCGTCGCCTCGAATGCTTCTTCGGGCGTCGATGGGTACTCCTGCTTCATCCGGTCGCCGAGGCGCTTCCACTTCCCGCAGTACCAGGCGCGCCGCGCCGGGCCGAGGCTGCGACCGATCTTGCCTTCGATCTCGTGGAAGTATTTGAGCAGCGGCGCGGTGATCACGACATGCCGCGGGCTTGCGACGTATTCCGGGTGCAGCCACCACGGAAGAAACGAGATCGACCAGTCCCCGGCGGCCAGCGGGCGGCCTTCCTGCTGAGCTTTCAGAGCGTCCTGGCAGTAGTCGTAGAAATACCCGTACTGGCCCTCGGCCGTGGACTCGATCACCTTGATACCGGTGGCCTCGGGCACCGCCTCGAAGGATCCGGTCACGATCTCGACCGCTTTGAGTGGGTACTTCGCGCAAATCTTCGCGAATTCTGAGACGTGCAGATAGTGCACCGTGTCCGAGCGCACGGACAGCGCGACCGAGTAGCTGGAACCATTGGCCAGCACCAGCTCGTGCGCACTCTCGTTGTGCGCCTCCATGTGCTTGCGCAGCTGCTCCGGCAGCGACAGGAACGGCGTCCGGACGTTGCGTCTGAACATCTTGCGCATCGATTCGCGGTCGTGGGAGATCGTCACGCCCACGAAATTGGGCGTAAATATCGCGCTGTCCAGGCCGAGCAGCATCAGGAGCGTGCTCGCGCCGAGCTGGCGGACTTTCAAAATCAGGTGGTTCTGGCGCATCTCGCGCAACAATCGCTCCTGCGCCCAATTCGGCTTGAACCTTACCCGCTTCCCCTCCTTGTTAATGATCCAGTAAAGATTATGCAGTCGCCAGAGCTGATCGCCGAACTGGTCAGCGATCTCGACCGAATTGATTTCCGTCGTCGTCGTCGCCATCGTCCCCTCCATGCGTCCGCTGCCGTACGCCATCCAGCACACTCCGGCCCGCGTCCGACCTCGCCACTGCGTCAATCAGATCGCGGATCGGATCTGTTTTCTGTCTATTGTCTTCCCCGTACATGCCCAGGTGCTTCGCCAGCAGCTCGGCGCCGCGGTAGACACCGGGCGCGTCGAAGGCGTATGCCGGCGCGATCTCTCCCGACGGCGTGGACACCAACACATGCTCGCCCTTGCGGTCCAGGACCGGGCTCGCCTGCCGGCACCGCTCGATCGTGTCCAGCACCACCGTCAGTACGTAGTCCTGCGTGACGCCGACGCGCTCGGCCCGTGCGGCCTGGCGTCGTGCCAGCTCGGCCGCGACCTTAGGATGCTTTAGTAGGACGCTGCCCTGGACATGCGCGCTTTTCTGCGCGTATCCGGCCCGGATCGCTGCATTGGTGACATGCAGATCGATCATGTATTCGTCGATGAATCGCAGCTGTTTGTCGTTGAGTGGTCGATTATTGCTCATGCGCTGAGTCTACCCGAAAATGAGCGCCCACCATTTCACCCTCCGGCTTCGGGTCGGTGGGAAGCGCGGCCGATTGGCCGACGCTGGTGGGCGCTTGGCGTATATACGCCGAATGGCTCCCGGTTTGTATAGGTAGCGCGCGGCCCGGGAACCAGAAGCCGGCAGATTGCCGGCCCACGTCA